ATTTGACTTCATTCAATTAAAGTTAGTAACTTCAATAGTCCCTATGACTTTAAAGGTGACAAATGAAAATTATGAGATGAATATATTAAACAATATAGCTACAAGCTTAAAATCAAACAAATTAATAAAATTAGACACTGCTATCATAGATTACTCTGCTTTTATTTGTGATACTTTCTTGAATAAGATAGGGAATGTGCCAATATCTAATGTAATAATTAATGTAGAAGATCGCAATATATCCTTAGGTGATGTTAAACAAAATGGCACTTACTGCTGGTCTAAAGCCAATTTAGTCTATAATCTAGCTAAGATAAAGAAATTGTATGTGAATGAAGCTTTAATTTTGAGAGAATACTTATTCAAGGAAGGTTTTTACTTTACCTTGAATGAAGAACTTGTAAGATATTATATAAAATGTGACAAAAGCACCCAGTTAACAATAAAAGATAGTATGGTGGATAGTGTTAAGCTTTTTATAAAATATGATAGAGTAAACAGTGTGTTATCCATGAACCCTTCATTTAGACTTAAAGGCACAGAAAATAAGATTGTTAGTGAGAAGGAGTTTCTTTATGAAAGGAATGCACTTAAAGATTTTATAAAGCAGGCTAATTATTTAAAATTAAAGTTGCTCACCTCTGAAATAGACAGTGATACCATATTTGGGTTAAATAAAATAGAGGGAAAATACTCGTTATCTATTAGCACAGAAGAAAAGTTAATGTTTAAAGAGATTGAATTATTAGACTCAGACTTATTGGATATTGAAATAATTAAAAGTTACCGTGACCTAAGAGAGACAATGTTACAGACTAAAAGTATTATGACAATATGTTCTAGCAATATTTTGATGAGAGTGGATGAGAGAGTTGTTGAATTTGATGAATGGATAAAATGTTTTAATGGTTATACATATTTAAAAACAGGTGTCATTTCTTTCAAACAATCTGAAGATTCTTTTGTAAATTACTTAACAGATCAATTCTTAAAAGAAAATTACAATAAAATTGACATATTGTTATCAGACAGTTATCAAGAAAAGAAAAAAGTAAATAACTTAAGGCAACAATTGCTTTCCATACCTCTAGGAATTGTAAAAGTAAATAAATTAACAGAATTGCTCAACAATTTTGATGAGTTTTATGAACATCAAAAGGTTTTAGAAGAAAAATTAAAGGAGCAAGAAAAAATGATGTTTGAATTAAGAAAGAGAAGGGAAGAGATACAGCTGTTAAAGGGTATTGGTACTCAGGAAGAAAAAGAAATAACTACTATAAAATTAAACTCAATTAATAGAATTATAAATATAAACAATAAAAAGTTGACTTCCATTACAGCTATAAGGAAATCAGATGCTAGATTATCTGATTTAACTGGTGTTAAGAACAATTACATTAATAGTAATTATACAAAAGTTTTTAATGTGGAAAGCGAGTTAAAAGAAGAAGCTTATGTGGCAGATAAAGTAAATATAGAAGAAACAAATGATGTGTTAGAGCAAATTCAAAATAATGCACATAAAAAGAAGTATCCAAGCTTACTTGAGTCAGATGAAGATAGTGACCAAGATGTAATTGATGAAAATGACATTTAAAA